TTAAGATAAACCCAGCAGCTTGCTCCAGGTTTTCTGTCCGACGATTCCGTCCACGGCAAGTCCATGATCACGCTGGAATGCCTTGATCGCCGCCTGGGTTCCCGCGCCATTGATGCCATCCGCCCCGCAAGGCCCGCAGGAATAGCCAAGCGCGATCAGCCTCTCCTGCATCAGGGCCGTAATCTTGCCCCGGCTCGTCCGCCCAAGCGTCGGGCATCCCGCCAGAGTATTCGGCCCGGGAAGGCCATCCACCTTCTGTCTGCTGAATCCCTGCGCATTGCACTCCGTCTGCAGGCGCGCATACCAGTTGCCGGAAGGGCTTATCCCCTGGCCTACTGTGGATGCCTCGGCGGACGCATCCCCTGGGGTTCCCGCGATCTCTGAAAATGGGAAGTTCTTGCCCGGGCAGGAGGTGGCATTTACATCCTTGTGCCTCTTCGTTTCCGCCCCTGGATACAGGCCCTTTAAATAAGCCTGCACCTGTCTTGCCGCATCCAGCTGCGCCTGCGGCATGGTCTCAATATCATATCGCCCGATGCAGCAGACGCCCACGCTGCGGCTATTGTGGCCTGATGCGTGGGCTCCGACGGCATTCAGCGGCCTTCCCTCGTGCACCGTCCCATCCTTGTAGATTATCAGGTTGTACCCACATCCGATCCAACCATTGTTCAGGTGCCAGGAATGGATGTCCTCGACCGTGCAGTTCGCCTCCGCATGATGCCAGATGATCTCATCCGTCCTATTCCGGTAAGTAAAGTTGCCCCGGAACCTTAACCCATGCTTGATTATATCCATATTCTTCGCTCTCCCTTCTCTGTGCAACGTCACCTAAAAAGAGGGCAATCACTCGCCCTCTGCCTTATCTGTCAATATATCGATTGCCTTCTGCACAATCGCCGGTAGCGGGATCCCCATCAGCCCTGCGTTTTCCACAATGCTGATTAATTCGTTTGCAATAAAACCAATGCATATAGCGTCACGAATATAATTAGTCCCAATAATAACATCCAGCCTGGCACCGATCAGCACGAACAGAAGCGTTACTCCTTTTCGGCATAGTCCCTTCCATCCGGCCCGGCTTTCTAATGCTCCGCTCTCGCTCTTCCCTGACTTCCGGAATACTCCGGCCAAGATAAGCCCCATAGCGAAATCAATCCCCATAAATATGAGCAGCGTCTGCAATGCCGCATCCCATCCGCCAAAAAGGGCAGCCACTACGCTGCCCGCTGTTCCTATAATAGCACAAATGCCTGTTTTCAATTTCATATACCTCACTTTCCTTCCTTATTCAATAATCGTAAAATACTGCCCCACCAATTGACTTGGAGGGAAATACAGGATAACCGTGTCTCCGATAGACATCCCTTGCCTGTCCATCAGGTATGTAATCCCCGACTCACTGTAGTACTTGCCGCACTCGTATTCCATTCCGGACACGGTAACCATGTCCGGTACTGCGATTGGGTTGTCAATCGTCCCCGCCTGCTCTCCGGCTATCGATACCCATAGGCTTGGCGCAACGCCCGGCTCCCATCCTGCCTGGCTCTTATGGGCCTGTAGGCACTTGTACAGCGTCCCATTATGTCGCACCTTATATCCCTCTGCATAGTCCACGCTGGCTCCGTTCCATGACGGGTATATTGCCTGCACGGCCAGTGCCTGCTCGTCCACCAGAGCCTGAGCCTGGATCTGTGCTACCATAACAGCGGCGGCCTGCACTTCTGCTTGTACCTCGGGAGTCTTCTCATCCTGGTACATGACCACGCCAAGGATTCCTCCTGTATACTCTTCTATCCGATATAGCGTTGTATAATCGATATGTGTTGCTATTGTCTGTCCCCGTTCTTCGATTACTATTTTTTTACACGCAAACTCATCCGAAAACTTGGCTCGAAGTTCTTCGCGAGTGGCGTAAATTGTTTTGATACTTAATTTGCCGCCTGAAACTTCAAATTTTAAGATTTGCATAGCGGTAGCATCATTAAATATTGCTTTCAAAATTTCACTTCCTTTCGTGCGACGTCGCACATCAAAAAAGAGCCATTTGGCTCTGATTAACGGGTTCCTTTTCGTTAACTAAATAGAAAATTGGCATATGTCAAAACAGACATATCGTCGAATCTTAAGGTATATCGTGAGGGGCGCAGGGTAACTGTCCAGGGGCTTGTACTAATTAATGGTACAAGTACGTCATTTGATTTCCCATACACGGCGATAGATGTCACAAGATTCACGGCAATCGGATTGTCAAATAATCTTACCCTGTCTGGGTATGGTTTCGCGGTTACCTACGCTGCTGTGAATTTTACATATTATACCAATCTATAGTTTATAGGCTATTACAGCCTTGCCAGAATACGCTGACCAGTCTGCTTTTGTGGTCACGACAATATTTTTACTGGCTGATATAGTAATTCCGATCGCATTACTCCACGTACTTGCATCTATGTATGGCATAGGGCTGACTTGCCCTGTTGTCCTGCTTTTGCACCAGGCATCTGATATCCAGTATTCAGATGCAGACGGAATATTTGTAGGGACTGATTTTGTTGAGTTGTTTGGCAATGCACCTATATCAACAACCATGTAGCCATCCGCATACACGGATTCTTTAAAATTTCTATTTAGTTCAGTAACTTCTTCCTTCAGTTCGGCTGCATTGTACAAGACATCATACATAGGCTCTACGGCAACTATATTGAGCCCTTCTATACGTACCCGATGCAGGATCATGTCGTGCGATAATGCCCCGGCACGCAGATCCGTGATCGCTATCTCCGGATCCGCTGCCTCTCCCTCCGATGGCGTACCCTTGATAACCCGGAAAGTCGCCCCGCCTCTCTTGGTTACCTCGTCCGTGATCGCGAAATGCCTTACGATTATGTCATTGCGGTTCATGCCCTGCGCGCCATTGTCAATCTGGATGTCATAATACTTGTTGACGGATATGACGTCTCGTATGCCGCCATACACCATTACGCCGTCAAATACACGCACGGAGTTATTGGTGACGACCTGCGCCTCCAATTTCCGGCCGGTGCTGAGCACATAGTCATCTGGCCCAAATGTGCCGATGTTCGCGTCTGCTACCTGCTCCGGCGTCACATGGACGTCTCCTACTCGTACCTCCAATACTTCGCTGTCAATCATCTAATCATCTCCCTTAAGTTTGTAGTCTATTGATTCGCGGCCCTTCCCCGTAACTGTCAGTATCTTCCTGACTACCGGGCTTGCCATCGTTATACCGGTAATACGCTCCCTGCCTCCTACGATATCGCCCAGTTCGAGATCCAGTCCCGATACGGATATCTTCAGCTGCTTATAGTTCTTCTTATCCTCGAACTTCTCCCTTGCCTCCTCTTCCAGTTCGGCAAGAGTCTCTACGCTCGTATTCTCATAATACTCGACATTCTCCTCCATGCCCGTATAATACTGCTGCTTCCGGATTGTCCCGTCTGGCCAGGCATACAGGTCTATCCGCTGCCTTGATGCCAGTTCCCCCTTTCCTAGGCATATCAGGTGGTTTGTGCCATCCTGATAGTCCAGGATATTCAGTTTGACATTTCCGTCCTCGCTTATCTCTATAGTCTCGGACAGGTCCTGTATAGGCTTAGCGCTCAGCATGGCGTATCCTCTGCCAAGCGTCTCCCCTGAAAAGTACTTGATATCGAGTCGGGCTCCCTGCGCCTCAAGGGCTCGCGTAATCGCATCAAGCAGCATGGACTGCAGCGGGACGACATAGTCCAGGTACACCCCGCTGTGCTCCGTCGAAACGGAAAAGACCTCTGACAGTCCAAGTTTCCTTACCAGCCCTGCAAGCACGGCGTTCGCCTCTCCGGACAATACGAGGTAATCGTTTTTCTCCGGATAGATTGCCTTCTTATTTAGCAGTCCCCTCCAAGTCGGCCCCTTGATCTTGATAATCCCGTCTTCCGTAATCGGGTTAACCGCGCGCACGATGCCGCCATATTCCGTCCCCGGAGCATAGACCCTGCACCGGTACCAATGCCTTGCCTTGTCAAAATACTTGTTCTGTATCTTGATCTCAAAGGTATTCTCCGTGCCGACATTGACATCTATGCCGCTGTGTCGCAGGTACCCGTTCTCATTCCCGTAAATATCGGAGGCTATAAAGTCCATCTTGGCGCCCCCCTTTCGTTAAACAGGGTGATGTCGAAGCGGAAGTTCCCATTCCAGGTAACCGTGCTTTTCCCCGGCGGGATCTTCTGCCATATCTCGCTATCCTTGTTCCGCGCATTGAACAGGTCTACTTTTGTCCCATCCTTCTGAACCTTGTATACAGACCTATCCTGCGTATATCTTGTGCTGGAGTCTATTACCGCATACTCGTCATCGTACAGGGTCGTTCTCAGCTCGTAGAGATGCCCGCCTATCCTGATCGCGGGATTAATGCATGGACCGGTAATGATCAGCCGAAAGCCGCTGTCCGTATAATGGTCATTGACAAGATACTGGACGCTCTGATCTCCGGAGTATTCGTACTCGTACTCGTATTCATAATCCAGGCCAAGAGCGCTGCTCTTTTCGGAGGAGGCCTCCTTGCGGAATGGGGGATACTCTACTTCCCTGATCCAGTAGGGATAGTCCGCGATGATCTTCAGCTCGTCGCTGACGATATCGATGTCGCTCACCCACCCATCCTTGCTTGACTCTGTTATATAGCACTTCATGTAACTGTCACCAACCCACAGTTTTCCGGGCTTAGAGGCTAGGATATCCCTCTCGAACACGTCATTCATCACGTCAACGGCCTTCCGGAACTCTGCTCCTATTGCCTTGATCTCAATATCGAGCGTCTTATCCTGGATCTTGCGCTCGAATCCCTGGATATGGTCCTCGTTTTCAATCTCATCCCATTTTCCGTCGAATATGTCCCCGCCGGTTACCATGTATGGCCACGACGTGAAGCACACGGATTCACGGAAGTTATTCTCGTAATATATCCTATACATAATCAATCATATCCTTCATCAACCGCGCAAATACGACTCCCTCGCACTTGAATCCTACCCCTGCGGCTATCATCGCATCCGCCACGGCATTTCCTAGTTTCGCGTAATCGATATCCGACTGGCTCTGCACGTTTACAGTCACGCTATCGCGCCCGGATCGGCCGATCATCGCTGCCATCCCCTCAAGGCCTCCATAAGATCTTAGCAGCGCGTTTTCTTCCTTGGTCAGCACGGCCTCTCCCTCATCCAGCCAGGCCGGAAACATATCATTTGGCACATAGTCCATGCCAATCTTGAGGCGGCTCATCTTTGGCAGGCTGAATGACTTGCCCCCTGCAATAGGCACCCAGTCTGGCACATCGACGCTGCCTATGCTGTCGGCCAGGCTGTTCCAGCCATCCACAATGGCGTTGATAGGCGCCTTGAATATGCCCACAAGCGCGTCAACCGCGTTCCGAAAGATCTCCTTGACGTTTTCCCAGGCCCCCTTCCAGTTCCCGGAGAATACATTGTTCACGAAATCTATGAGATTCCGAAAGATGTTAGTAATATTGCCGATCACGCTGGACACCGTGCCGCTGATGCTGTCAAATACCGCCTGGAATACGCCCATAAGCGCATTCAGGACCGGCATCAGAGGCTGGATCGCCGTCGTCACGAGCATGATCAGTGCCTGGATCAGCGGCTGGACAGCCGAGGATATCAAGGTCACGACCGGGCCCAGCAGTTCCGAGAATGCGGAGATGAGCGGACCCAGCAGTTCGGTCACGACGGGAAGGACCGACTCGATCAGCGTGGAGAAGAGCGGAATCAGCGCCTCCCCGATCGGCACGAGAAGAAGCTCGACGTTGCGCTTGAGTTCCTCGAACTGCGATCCCAGGTCATCATACTTGATATCCTGGATCTGCCCCATCGCGTCCCCCGTATCATATGCGCCTTCCTGTATATCCGCAAGGGCTGTAACTGCCTCCGGCCCCAGATCCTCCCACATGGTGCCGAACAGGTCGACGCCGGCGGTATTCTGGGCAAGGGGATCCTCCATGC